ATAAAAGAAGTGCTCGTCATCCATTCTCATCATCCCATAATCATTCTCCATTTGATCGTATGTTTTCCAGATTGCTCTGGAAGCATCACGAATGAAGAGATTAAGGGCTTTACCGGCTTGCTTAGACCAACGTAGGTCTAAACCTACTATTGGTGTCATTTCAAGTAGCTGAAGAGTACCTTCATGGTTTATCAGTACACTATGAACGTCACGCTCGAAAGACTTGGCCTTCTCTGTTTGTCTAATTAAAGACTCCAGATATAACCAAAATCCAGGAGCCAAGAATAGTGCAAGGGTCTCGTAAAACCCCTGGACTAAACCTCGTGTAGCTGTTAATCGCCAGAATGAAGAATAAAATCTTCGTTCCGCGGACTCTGCACTTGCGATAGCACTTCTTGCTCTCTGGAGCACGGCGGTACGAATACCTTCGTGTAAACTATATTGGAAAACAAAGGGATCTATGCTTCTACCATAGGTGATATAACTCAACGCTTGCGCGTCCAGTTGTCGTGTGGTACTAAGAAGCCCCTTAACTCCAAAACATGTCCATAAAGCTACATAAATGGCGCCTTTCGAATTGAAAGGTACGTCATTTAGTAGATTACGTACCATGCCAGAAGTATTAGCCAATGATTTCTGGTTTAGCTCTGTAAGGAAAGCCCCTATCAATGCTGGTTTTCTCATAATGGACAGGATTGCTCCTGCTCCTATTGGTGAGAGATCAGTATGTGGAGTTGAAAGTCTTTTTGCAAATTCAATCAGATGTTGAGAAACAACTGATTTATTTGGATTGATTTTCACTCCAAGCACCTCCATTATACGACAGTACTCAGCAGCAACATCGTTATGGTTAATAACAATGTCGTCACCTAATACAGCGTAAGATTGGAAGTTACTTATTCCTACCCGAGAAGCTGCAGTTTTAACAATCAAGTGATGTGTTAAAGCCAGCATACCCCAAGAAGAGTAGGCACCCATTGGTTGCCCAACGGCATATCGATACTCCTTACCATGAAATTGCCAAGGTATATCAAGAAGATCTTTCCAGATAGAACCATCTAAACCAATAAGGTTTAAGATTTCAACCTGAAGATCAATAGGCAATCGGTCGGTTGCAGCTGATAGATCATAACATGAGAAATCATGTCCTTTATTAGGATTCGCCTTTAATAAATTTAAAGGTCCTAACTGGTTATACGTTCCGTCTTGCGGAATCTCTTTCAAGAATCTAAATATAGAATCATGAAGAGGCCGAAGACAGAGCTGTATCCAGAAGGAGGGCATAGCAACAATTCGTGCTTTACCCGCCTGATCATATACAACTGACAACCTTCCAATCGGAAGTCTTCTGTTCACACCGATCATCCACGTAGCAACATAGATGGGTCCTAATGTGATCCATAAGCTTAACAGAGATGCAAGATAAAGATAAGCCTTACGGTTTATCAGAAATCTCATCACTGAGAAAGCACTATAAGGATAAAGGAGCAACGCTAATGCGTCAATCCCAGATCCCCAAGTCGCGCGTTTGGCAATCGGGCCAGCAGATTCACTGATAAAGCCTCTGATGTAACCAAAGCTAATTTTGTGACCTCTTAAGAACCCTCTAACAACTTTACGATCAATTAAGATCGTTCGTGAAAGACCTGAAAACGGTTCTATTACGGAACTCAAATCAGGTTTCACTTTAGTTGGGAAAGTTCTAAAGATGTTCAAGGCAGTAAGAACTGTTCTTGTTACCAAAACCGACGTTCCAACTGTTCCCAAAAGAACACGAAGTTCGGAAGGTATGATAACAGGCAGTCCATGACGGTTCACCCTCACTCGCACACCTGAACGGTATGTAAGATCAGGCGTTCCTGCTAAGAATTTCGTAACAAGACGTACACACTCTTTCAAATACTGAAAGGTGAAATTAAAACCATTGGTTTTAATTAGTCTTGAAATAGAAGTTCCTAGTTTTAGGATGGCTTGATTATGGTCCTTTAACTGCGATAACCAGATGGTGTATCGGAAGAATTTCGGTACCTCTTTTGGAGATATCCATTCACCTTGCACCTTTCTAATCGCAGTAAATTTGTTATTAAATATTTTAGTAGCAATTTTATTGTTGATTAGACTAATAAAGGTCATATTTGT